GGAATTTAAGATAGTTGTACCCATCGTGAGTGAATACCTTGACTAAATTATAACTTGATTGTTTCTTATTCCATCTATTGTATCGATGCCATAACTTGCGAGGCATTAATTTTCTGAATAACTTCATTTATTGTGTTGTTGCTAACCAATCTATCTAAGTTGGTTAATGTTAGTATTGTACTTCCTTGATTCTCTATTACCATCATTATCTCATTGACATTGACTAATACCTTGCAGTCACCTAAATCAATTGCAGATAGTTCTTGTAACTCAACATCTTCAATGCTCTTATTGTATTCAATTAGGGTCGATTGTAAGATAATGAAGTTAGCCATAGGTCACCAGTATTCATGTGGGCATTGTGCATCTTCTACTCTTGTCTTTGCTGGTAAGAAACACCCACAAGAGTTACAGATGTTTAATGGTTTGTAACGATGTTGGCAGTTATTACATATTGATGTTCTAATCTTGCTTAACTCCCTTGACTTCTTGTTTGATGTTAGGTAGTAGTACCACCCCTTAATGATTGCAGATAACTTACTCATTCTGTTAGGTTAACTATTGATGGTTCACTATCACTAACTGCAATACTAAAGTCAATGCAAGTATAGGTGCTTTCACCTATGGTTATATCTTGCCTTGTGCCATTTGGCGTATCGGTTGTTATCCATAAGGTATAACCTTGTAATGGGTCAATCAATACTCCTTCAATAGCAATGTTACCAAACTCATCACTCATACTAACAAAGGTCTGAATACGACCAGTTGCCTTATACTGGATGCAAACAAGGTAAGAGGTATCAGGTTCAGCAACCCCGAAGGTAAGACCAGTAGCACAAACATCTACATAGCTGCCTGAGTCGTAACAAGGTGAACAAATGCTCATAGGTATCTTTTTAAAATAGCGTTTACAAAATAACGAAAACAATCTAAGAAATCTGCACGTTCAGATAAATTCTTTCTATTTGATTTGATTATACCACCATCGGCATTACATTGTACTTGTTTAGCATCGTATACAAGACCTTTACACTTAACTGAGTTGACCTTCACATCAAGTCGTGTTAGTGCGTTATTGCAGTCTATTCGACTATTGTAGTGGGTAGGGTTAGCTGGTATGATTATCTGTGAATCTGCAAGGTGCAACCTTCTTTTGATTTGAGTATAGGCACTAGAGTTATCACGTTGTTGAATGCTTCTACCACTACCCATTGCATCACCAGTTATTCTTAGTAGACCACGAGGTACATTCAACCCCTCAACGTAATCACAGAAGGCATCAATGCTACCCTTATCTATATTTATCTCACCAATGACTGAACAACCTTTAGTGGTGTGCTGCTGAATGATTAATGCTGATAGTGGGTTAATGTTAAAGTCAACTGATACAAATACTGGTAGGTTAGGATTCAATGTTAGTGAATCGTCAATGTGTCTATCATCGTCCCAAGCATAAAGGAATGGGTTTGACACATCATCCATCACATCCCAGTCACCTTCAACAAATCGTGCATATTGAATTGGTGGTAGTTCTTTGAGTGACTCTAAGTATTCTTGACTGATGTATGGGTTATCTGTTATACGTGAGTTGATGTATGCCCACTTATCAGGTAGTGTATTACTTCGCCATCTTTCATAGATTACACTCTTGACCCAGTTGTTAGCTGGGTTGCACGTTGCCAAACAAACTATTGGTGGTTGACCTATTGCCTTATTCCAACTACCTATACGTTCTTGCACCTTGTAGAAGGTTGCTTCTTGTAGTTCATTAACTTCATCAAGACCAGCGCCATTAATCTCTAACCCTCTGAACCTATTAAGGTCTTTATCATCATCGAATGATTCAGCCATAAAGATTAGTACACTACCATTGGTGAATGTAACTACATTGGTCTCACGATTCCAACTACTAATGTATTCACTCAACCCATCATTGATAATTGAACTGAATGAAGGAAATGTAGTCCGCTTTAAGTCGGGTAGTGTCTTACGAATGATTACCCATCTTGACTTAGGGTAGAGTAAACAAAGTGAAGATAGGGTTAAGAGTAACCAGTACGTCTTACCACCTCGAATTGCGCCTCCAAATACTATTACCTTTTTAACTCCATTAACTGCTAAATCGTATGCAGTTGTTTGACGTTTGGTTAGTTTGAAACTCATTCATCCTTATCTCCCTCAGTCCTTATGATAATCAATGGCTCAGTAGTGTACATTGTGCTTTCTCCATTGTTTGCCCATAGCTTACGTTGACGATTAGCTAACCAATGTTTAGCTGCTGGTGTATCAGGAGGTAGTTCTTTTCTTAGTTGTACTATCTGACCATCCTTAGTCAATGCCTCTTCAATGATGGTCAAACCTAATGCACGTTTGTACATTGCCTTAGCTACTTTGCCGTCTGCATTCTCTTTCCCTTGCGTTAACGACTCAAAAAACATTGGGTGTTCAGTTTTCCAGTTGTTGAATGTTTGTTCAGTTATTCCTAAGATGTTTGCCATTTGGCTATCGGATAAACCAAGAAGAGCCATTTCAAAGACTTGGTCATTGAATGCCTCCTTATACTTAGTTGGTCTACCTCCCTTGTTAGGTTCGTCTTGTGATTCCATACTACGAATTTACGAAAGAATTTAGTTTGTCAAGTGAAATGAACTTCTGTAGTTCAAATCCTTGAGTCTTGAAGTTCATCGTGGTGCAATGCTCTATGAGATATTCTTTAGATACCAACCAGCTATTCTGTTCGTCTATTATCTGAACTTTGTCAAATGCCTTACCATTCTCAATCAGGTAGTAGTTGATGCCATAGGAGTTATTGACCCTCATTAGGTGCTTAGACCTTGACCTAACTAACCTTAATGTCCTTGCAGTCTTATCAATCTGACCTATGGCTCTCTTCTTACCATCTGCAAGTAATAGTGATAGGTTGATTACTGCATCGTTATGTGAGGCAATTAATCTATTACCACTACCATCTTCTATTGTGTGGGTCTTATTCATAGTTGGTAGGTATCAATTCTCTTCTTAACCATATCAATAAACTTATCCATCATAGCTAAATAGTAACTATTGAAGTCTTGGTAGCCTTCGGGATTGCGTTCAAACAAAACATATAGGCAAGACCTTAACCTTTGACTGGGTGTCTTAGAACCCATCTCTTCTGCATCTATCTTCATTGACTTGAGCAGTTCTTCATCATTGTAATTGAATGCCTCACCTTTGAATGCCATTACACCTACTCCCGATGTCCATTGGTTGAATAACTCAGCAGCCTTTGATGGCGATAGTTCTTGTGTACCTATCACTACCTTTAGAGTCTTATCTCTTCTTGTGGCAACAGATTCAATAGCACAAGGTATAAGTAGTAGGTTACTATCCATAGGTTGAGGTGTAGTATTGTTCGCCAGTAAGCAATTCACCTAATTCATTTGTTGAGCAATCTTCATTTGCTGCTATTATCTGCTCCTTCTCCATTGCTTTGGCAAGTTTAATAGTAGCTTCATATTCTTGTAAGTTAAACTCTTTAACTAACCAGTCAATTGCAGTTTGTCTCTTATCCATAGAACTGATTATAAAAGTCTAATGATGCCTTAGGTGCATACCTTTCTGTTTCACTATCTTCTAACCCACATTCATAAGCACCCATCACTTCCATCTTATGCTGAGACTTTAACTCTTCATAGTTGGTGTTAAGCCATTGGATAAAGTCATCAATGGTAAGTTCATTTTGTCTCTCAAAGATTAATTCAATAGTTGATTGTTCAGCAGCCATAGTGTTCAGATTTAATTGGTTTACTTGTTTTGTATTCATTACTTACCTTATCAAGATATTGCTTGACCATTACCTTGATTAGTTCCTTATGCGATGTTGGTATGCGAAATGTGATATTAATAGTACGTTCACCATATTTGAATGGGTGACCAGCACCTACCCTTTTACCACCTCTATTGTCTTTCTTTGTTTGTTCTTTCATAGTCAACAAATATAGTAATTATATGATTATGTTTTACATTTACTGCAATGTATCTTACCATGATATACTTTAGCAAATTCGCACTTACCACCTCTTATCTCATAGTAATTAAAATTACATTCGTCTATTTTCCACATCTCACGAAATGGGTAAGAGGTATTGTATAACACCTCAAAGTTATCATAGGATAGATTCATTTCATCTAACATAACAAAAGGTTCAGTAAGGTGCTTATTCAGGTAATTGGTGTACTCAGAATGGAGTATCAAAGTCTGTGTCTGCATAATGTCTTAGGTCTTTAGGTTGTGGTAAATATGTACTACCTATCTCGTGAGTGGTAACATCAGTAAAGTTGGTCATGTTAGGTGAATGTCTGAACTCCACTACGCCAGTAGCACCTTGCCTATGTTTCTCAAATAGATAGAAGATGTGGTTAGTGTATGGGTTACCATCATCATCATTCAATCCATAGTATGATGGTCTCCAAACAAAAGCTACACTATCTGCATCTTGCTCTAATGAACCTGACTCACGTAGGTCAGATAAGATAGGTTTCTTATCGGCTCTTTTCTCCACCTCACGACTAAGTTGAGCAAGTGCTATAATTGGTATTCCAAGTTCTTTTTGTGCTGCTTTTAATGTACGACTTATCTCAGCTACTTCTGCCTCTCTATTACCTCCTTTAAAGCCTTCTATGGTCATCAATTGTAAATAGTCAATGATTGCCCACTTACATCTACCTTTTCGATGCTCTCTCTTCATTACTCGTATTGCCTCGTGTACACCACATCTTGCCTTATCGTAGATTAGAAATGGTGCTTTCTCAATACTACCTATGGTCTTTTCAAATGAGTGTAACTCAGATTGATTTAGGTTACCATCTCTAAGTCTTGAAGAGTGGATTAAGTCACCAGCCTCTTGAAGTATTAACCTTTGACATAGTTGAGATTTATTCATCTCAAGGTTGAAATAGATTCCAGCCTCACCACTCTTCATTCCATGAAATAGTGCAAGAGCAGTCTTACCCATTGATGGTCTACCA